GCTGTACATCTCAAAACTAATTTGCTTATTAAGAATCTTATCAACAGTTACTGTAGGATGTCTTTCATCTAGCAAAGTTTCTGGTGAGATGTTGTACTGCATGATTAGATGAGGATACAGTGAGTTGAGGTCAAAGTTCACAACCCAATCATACTTTCCAGGAACTGGTTCTTTCACGTAAGCACCAGCATACTTTTCATTTTTTTGTGATTTACTCTTTGGAGGAATAACGATATTTCGCTTTTTGAGATAGTTATAGATGATATTGTCCCACATCCTTACCTGATAAAACACATCCGCATAGTTTACCTTTGCGTCATATGCCATCGTAAGTGCGAGTTCAATCAGTTTCATCTTGTCTTCCAAACGGTCAACAAGTTCTACGTCAACGATGTTGTACTCAATAAACTTCTGCCAACCTTGAGTATAGAAATCCTTAAAGGTATCAAACTCAGAGTGGTCCAGTTTTTTCTGTCCCAACTCTACTTCGGCAATATAGTCAAGGCGATATGATTCCTGCGCTTTGTAAGTAAACTTTTTATAAAGATCTAAGTAGTCAAGTTGAGTCAATCCACCAACATCAAATGTTGTATGCTTACGTCCTTGAATATAAGTTTCACCTTCAGTAACTAGTCCCCAGTTAGAGAAACGCTTCATCAGTTTTTCACCAAGAACACGATTGAGACGCTTACAGATGTAAGGAATATCATACAATTGAATATTCCATCCAGTAACAACATCAGGAACATCAACCATCCAATAATTAATGAAGTGATTAAGAAGTTCATATTCACTTGGACAATGATGATAAGTCACATTGGTCTGTTTGTTACTAAATGGTTTTACTCCCCAGGTAACAATTTCTTTAGTTGCATAATCCTGAATAGTAATAGCAAGGACCTCTTCCGAACAGGATTCAACATCAGGAAATCCAGATTCAGAAGCAACCTCAATGTCCAAAGTTACCAGTTTGATTTTGTTAATATCAAACTTAATTTCATCTTCTGGATACTTTTCTGAGATATATTGATAGATATAGCGATCATTACCATAAATGTCAAATCCATCCACTTCGTCATACTTTTTATAAAACTCACGACAATCCCTAACTGTGCCAGGATTAATCGGTTCTACTGCTTCACCACTTAATGTTCTATACTTAGAATCCTTTTTAGTTTTTACAAAGAGAGTAGGAAAAAACTCATCTCTTGTTTCAAACCTTTTACCATTTTCCACTCCACGAACCAAAAATTGATTTCCAATCAACTGAACATTAGTATAAAAGCTTTGTGTCATTCTTTAATCAAGTCCTCATATTTTTCGAGAAGGGTTGGTGTCGGATCTGCAAGAGTGAGAATCTTATCAGAACTCATCATAAATGTATTTTCTTTTGTATATGCACAAAGAAAAGGTTCTAGAGATTTATCAGTTTTGATGACAAATGGTTTTATAAGTTTGCAATCTGGTTCGCCAATGTCAGCGCCAACTTCTTCAATCTGACTGATTAGAATTAGACTGTTCGTTAGAGCTAGAATCTTTGTCAATTTCTTTTCCATGATTGATTACGTCCTCAATATACATGTTTTTTAATTTTTCAACTGGTTCCACCATCGTCACAACCCAATCTGCTGTAACGGGAATAATTTCATCTTTACAAAGCGGCATCCAAGGAAAAAGAGAAACTTCATAGTTAGTTCTCTTAATATTACCACTATTTTCTTCAGTTAATAGATTTTGAGACGGGGTTCTCATTTTTACAATACATGGTTTGTTGAAAAAGTATCCAACAACCACACGATTTTCTTCTTCTCCAACAACCATTTCACTCAGGTCAGAAATGATGTCTTCACCAGACTTCAAAAGAACTAATTTAATAGACATAGTGCAGTACAACCTCCAAGTATTCTACCAATAAAAAAGGGGGAAGTCAACTGGATTTTGCCAGTCGTTCCCCTGCGCCGACGATATTCAATTATATTTATAGATAATCTTTACGCTTATGATGATCAGGAACAATCTTTCTTAAGTTGACAGAGAGGAGTCCATCTTCAAAGGATACATCTGCGACTTCTGTATCATCTGCGAGTGTCCATGCTCTCTTGAAAGATCGCTGAGCCAGTCCCTTATGGACGTAGTTGGTGTCAGATTCCTTATCCTCTTTTTGTCCTTCGACGAATAATTTTCCATCTTGTGTATAGACATAGACCTCCTTCTTTTTAAATCCAGCAAGTGCAAGTTCAAGACGTGATTCTACGTTACTTACCTGAACAAGATTATATGGCGGATAATTAGAAGTTGTTTCATGTAAATGAAACAGACGATCAAAATATTCATCCATACCGATGCTATTACGAGTAATCCTATCCATAAGAGCAGGAAGATCCGTAGCAGTATAACGTGCAAGGTTAGTCATTATAGTAGCTCCTTTACAGCGAGTTTGTGTTTTGTGGACCCTTACGGCATCCACTACTAATTATACGAGAAAGAATAAAAAAGGGGGTGTAAAAACCCCAACAAAATCATTCGGTTTCTACTGCTTTTCCTTTCTTACCAATATTATACTTCTGCTCAAGAATCCAATCTCCCTTGTCCTTATATGCAAGAACTTTGATTTGATTGAGTGGTGCAATATCGGTTACAGAATCTTCTTTAACAACCGTAATTAGTCCCCAGTCAGCAAGAAGGCGGACGATACGGTTGCGACGCTGAACATCGTTCACAGTAAGGTTTGCGTGCTTACCATCAAGGGCAAACAATTCTTTAAAGTGAACAATAAAATATCTACCTTGCTTATGAAGAATATGGCAAGATTGATAAAGTTTTTTCTCCTTTCTTGATGCAACTCCAATACGAGTCAAAGTTTCACGAACTTTCAGAAAGTCATCAGGTTCATTAAGAATTACTTCTACCATCTGATCTTGCGACCATTCGACAGTAGGTTCTACCGTAGTAGTCATTTTGTTCCTCCAATATCAAGTCGTTGTTTAATGAAAGTAAGTTGTTCTTGTGTCAGGATTTTCAGTGCTTGAGATGCTTTTTCATTACTATATCCATAGTATTGTTTTACACATTCTAAGTCTTTGACTTTATCCTTTCGGAGCCAGGGAGAAAATCTCTTCCGTTTCCTAAGAGTATTTAGATAAAACGAATATTGCATATCTTTAGAAATATGGTGATGTATATTCATTTCATTCGCATACATTACACAATCAATATGTCCAGATAAACAACGATTGATAATGTAGGGAGGGTATTCTTTAATATTTTCCGATAAATCTTCCTTTGTAAAATTAATTGAGTTCAACCAGTCTTTCAGTTCCATAATTAAATAGCAGCAGTTCTTTTCTTTCTTTTTGTTCTCGCATATATTCACCAACTGACCTCATCGTATAAGTAAGATCAAACTCACCAGTTTTCCAGTTAGTAAAGCGATCCTTAACAAGTTGATCTGAGTTATAACTGATTAATTGATGCATATCACAAGCATCGCAATCAGCAGCAAATTTATCGTGATCAAATCCTTTGTGCATTGATCCTTTACGCCCATAGAGGTTATCCTTAATGTCATAAGGAGGATCGAGATACACAAAAGCACCTTTGTTTCCATCCATCAGATAATCATAAGAATAGTTAGTTATACGCCAGTGCTCAATTATTTTTGAATACTCTGGAAGTTTCTCAATACCGCGACGGCTAAAATTGTTTTGTGATGCTTGCTCTGAAAAAGAGGAGGATTCGGTAAGACCAGAGAAAGAGCACTTATTAACAACATAGAAAGCCACAGCACGATCGATACTTGACAAAATTTTATCATTTATTTTTTCCTTTGACGAAACAAAAAGTTCTCTTGCAAGTTGTGGAGTATTATGTGATAGTTTAACCTCAAGTAAATTTGTTTTTAAATCATCACCAAAGATTTGGAGTTGTTGCCAAAAATTCACTAATGGTTCATACAAATCATTAACCCAAATATTCAATCTAGGATACTTCTTTGTAATATAAATTGCAACACTCCCACCACCAAGAAAAGGTTCACGAAATTCCTTATAATCACGAAGATCTGGAAAGTAAGGGCCCATTTTAGCGACTGCTCTACTTTTCCCACCAGGATACCTCAAACAAGTTTTCAATTGTTTTTGACTAATTGACATTCAATTTCTCCATAATTATTTCATAAATGAGGTAAGATCCATTACTTTATAATTATTTGAAAAAGAATTAGAAACTTTTCTACTAATATCTTCATCCAAATTCAAAAGTGGCGATTTGCCAAAATTTTTTTTATACTTAAAAAGTTCAAAACGTTCGTATCTCAGTAACCAATTTTCATGAAATGTTTCTGGTAGATTTAGAGGCACTGGAATAAGTCCAACCCACAAAGGAACGCCAGTTAAAGTTCCATTCATTACATCTAGTCCAAATCCATACTTATGCTCAAATAAAGAATATTTTTTACTCTCTTCAGATGAAACTGTAGCAGTGCCATTAAAACGATCCCTATGATGAATTAGTCTTTTATTCAAATAAGATGATTTTTTTGGTTTTTTGTTTAATCCATTTTTTCTATCATAATAAAAACCCTTGCCAGATTTGCCTACGTAAATACACTCCTCAAAATCTGAAGGAAGATTATTTTGTGATGGTTGCGTTTCATTAAAAACAAAACCATAAATTGCACCACCATGATTCAAACCAATATTGTTTGATATTTTATAGTGTTCGGACATCCTAATCCAGTGAATCTTTTCAATAGGATAGTTTTGTTGTTCCTCAATAAAAAGATTTAGATAACACGAAAATAAGTTCATTTGAATTCACATTCAACCATAATTTCAGTAAGTGCTGCTAAAAGATTAATTTCTTGATCAGCCACAAATGCACATTGGTACTGATACTTAGCAATAACAAGAACTGCAGCAGGAATAGATGCCTGTGAAAGGCAATCATAACAAGCGTCATAAACCCTGCGAAGTAGATGAGCAGCATCGTTGTCCAAGTTAGAGATAACCCACTTTCGTACCTCAGTAAAGTTTTTATCTTTGAGATTTTTAATCAGTTCATTTACAGAGATGTCTGAGAAAGATGCAAGAATCCCAGAATCAATTTTTCCTCCCGTAGAATATCTTTGACATTCATTGAGGACTCTACGGAAGTCTGGGAAGTGTTTCGATACCAACTCTGCAAGAACTTTTGGATCATACTCAATTTTTTCTTGATCCAAGATTGTTTGAAGTCTCTTAAAGAATGCTCCTGCAAGTTGTGCCTTTTGCTTTCCTTTGATAGTAAAGTCAATGACTGCACATCGAGAATG